GTTTGTTTAAGCGGTTATAACTCCGCTGGTAAGAAGTGAAAACTTCTGGCGCATAAAGCGACTAAGGCGTGACGTGCCTCTGGGCCGCCCATCTTATGTAGGTGGGTACAGCTCGGGTGGGTGGGTTCGCCAACCCATCGGATAATCCGCCCTGCCCTGGTGGGGCATGACCTCTAGAGGTCATGCTCCGCCATAGCACGAAGGCGCGAATCACGCACGAACTCGCCAATTCGTGAATTGGCGATCAGGTGAGTGAGCTCGCGGATATCGCACTCATTGAGACCATAGTGCGCATCATAATAGATGGCAACATCGATCTCAGTGGCACTAGCCTCACCACGGACAACGGACTTGTGTTCCCATGTTGCATCCACGATGACCTTTCCGACGCCTAAGCGTCTCATAAGCATCATCGAAAGAGCATTAATGAGAGGGTCCACTTGTCCATAGGTGGCTAGTGTGTTGGCAATTCCACGAAGCCAGGCTTGCCTGTTCTCGGGGTTGCGTGCCTTCATGTCCCAGCAGATCTTCGAGAGCATGCGTCCAGGTTTGGGCATGAGCACAAAGCTCCCATTGCTAGGATAAAATCTCCCGCTGCAGAATTCAGCAAGGAGGGGGTCATCAGTGACCTTGGCCTCAACTTCCATGCCAAAATCAGCATACATTGCGACTATTCTATCGAGACCGCCGATACGCTCGATCTCGGAGAGGAGAGTGACTGTGACGCTGTCATCTCCACAAATGATGCTGATCCATGGGCGGCCAAGCCCATGTATGTCGTACTTCATAGCAGCGTTAACAAGCGTGTCGGAGACCGAAGTATCCGGCCATCCCGATTGCATTGTGTACGGGACGCTGTACGAGGTACCAAGGCATGAAGTCCCTCGAGACACGTCACGTCGAAGTAGACGAGCTACTCGCCGTGGCAGCCTGCTCCTGTAGAGGGAGTTGAGGTACTTGAACGGGCCTTTAAGCAGATGAAGATCAAATCTGCTTTGGTCGTCTTCAAGAACGACGACCTTGTCACCGTCGGGGCACATCTCTTGGATGAGCTGGAGGCTCCGGTGGTAAGCCTCCCCAATTTCCTGGCAACTCAAGCCGCAGGTGTAGACGACTTGCCTGCCTTCCTCCACCTCGCCTCGGAGATAGTCGTTGGGGCAGAGTGCATCCCTAACTTTCTTGACCCATGGGCGCAGGTATGGCCCAACACCGGCACTAAGCTCGAGTGGACATCCCTGGATGAACCGTGGATCTTTGAATGTGGGGTCGCAACTCTCCTTCATGGCCACCTCCTTCTTGATAAAAGATGAGGCGACGAGGGGGGGCATATCATGGCAGTCGCTACGCACTGCGAGCAATGCGTCTCTACGTGCTGGTGGGAACGTGCCACACCACTCTACGTAGTCCATGGGCCTATAGGCGAATGGGACACGCTGTTCGAACCAAGGTACAAACTCACGAGTGAGTCTGCGCCAATTGCCCTCAATCTCCGCCATGCGATTGGCATTGATGTGTGCGGGTAGGAACTTGCCTACTCTGCCACACATCGAGATATTTT